GGTGTCATACTGTATATTTAAATATAATTTGTGCTAAGATTGCAATGCATGCAGAATATAATACACCTGTAATACCGTATTGTATTAGCATTGGACCTATTGATATCCAGAATGCAAAGCATTTATCACACTTAAATGGTTTAGCTGGAATCCAGTCTTTATCTAAGGTTACTATAAAATCTACTATAAGATGTGCTAGTGCTGCAAATCCTATTATCTGTGTTATTAGACTACTCATAAGTTATGTTATTATTTTTAAGTTGTTGTTGTATATACGTTCTTGCTTCTTCTATTGCCTTTGCTATTGATGTTCTAGGTATTTTAGTTTGTCTAGATAATTCTGAGAAGTTATTCTCTTTCATATACATTTTAAATAGTGTAGCACGAAACCATAGCTCTATTGAACCTGCTTCCATATCTTCTAAGATACCTTGGATAGCCTCTGTTGCATTATCTTGTTCTATATTGTATGTTTCATTGTCTTGTCTATTATAGTGCTTCTGTGTTAATCCATGCACTCTACCTTTTTGCCTGTATATTGTGTGGTATTTACTAGTAGAACTGTGAAACGATCTGTGTATCATACCAGATAGGAAGTTCATACCTCTACCTGACTCTACTAATTCTACTGCACGTTCATGTTCCATAAACTCTGCTATAACATAGTGTGCTACCTCTTCTGCTTCACGACTTGCTCGGCATATCTTTTTAGACATAAGAATTATATCTTCATATTTATCTGTTAAAAATCTATCTAAGCTCGTCAAGATATTCAAATGCTTTTTTTAATTGGCCACAGATTTCATATTCTTCTTGTGTCTCTAAGTTCATTATATCTATTGCTATCATATCTTTAGCATGTTCTAATACTGCTTTATCTGGGTCAGGCCATTTCCTAGCTCTTGCTATGTAACCTTGCACCATCTTCCATACTACTGGTTCTTTAAAAGGATTCATATATTCGTACTTAAATTGTTCAAATGATTTAATGTTTTTCATACGATCTAAATAGTTGATGTTCATTCTCATTAGTAAAGGCAGTTGACTGGGGCGGTCTGGCGCCATAATAATCTTGATCTAATAGATTACTATTCATGCAACCTAAAAGGTAACACCACACTCTTATATGCCTCTGGCTAGTCAACTCTACACTAACTAACTCATGTGCAAATATCCTTTTCATTCTAAATTGTAACTCATCATTATAGGGTTGAGCAATATCAATCCACTCAAAGTAAGGTTTAAATAACTTTTTACTGTTACCTAATCCACCTTTAACTTTATTAACATCAGTTAAGTGTAAGTTGTACCACTCATCCCAGCCGTATCGTTGATGTATCTTAGTTAGTAGAGCTATAAATACAATCAAACCTTCATCTTTAATATCTATTGCCCACATAGGTACCTTAATTTTAATATCTTCCATATAGTTATTTATCTAGATTTAATTGCTTAGCCCAGAAGAGGACCTCATCCGTGGTTGGGGACGATCGATCTAAAATCGATTCGTTCCCTTTAAAACTAGTTTTATTTAAACTAGTTTTATTAGTATTATAGTTGCTTCCTGGAGGCACTATTTGTGCTTCCTGTGAACAGTATCTTTCATTATTGTGCTTCTGGTGAGCACTATCTTCTTGTGGTGGTTTGCATTGAGCCTTTACTCTATATTGCTCTAAGCGGTTAACATCTATTTGATATTTCCACATACGTTTAACTTTACCTTTCTTTTTAATAATACCCATGTCTACTAAATCTGATAGTACTTTTCTCATGTGAGAATAAGATACACCAAACATACATGCTAAGGATTCCGCCGATCTAAAATATTGTTTGTCTTGTCTTTGATAGCTAGCTATTTGTGCTAGTGTGTTAACCTGGATGAGTGTGAGGCCACATTCGAAGTACCAGTTGGGTATTTGTATGAACCCTTTGTCTGTTGATTTTCCCATTGTTTGTGTGATTTGTTTAGTTATTATACTTTATATATCTATATTGTTTCTAAAAAAAGGAGGATTGCTTGAAACAAAAAGGAATGTGGATATATAATATGTAGATTAGTTGTTTTGAACGACAGTGATTTGTTTTGTTTATTTATTTTTTATTTCTTTTACTAATCTACTTTTTTAAAGACCGTTAGTTTTATGCCCATTTTGACTAGCGGTCTTTTTTTATGCGCAAAAAAAGGGTCCTACTTTCGTAGAACCCCTTCGACCTAAATAAACTTATAGCAGCGCAGCTATTAGTCGTATGTTACAGTACCTTGTTAGCTACTATTCCTTGTTTTGCTAATTCAGCAATAAGACCATCATGTGCGATATTTAAAATATCAACACCCATAGTATCTCTATCGTAAGGTACACCACAGTCTTGAATGAATCTTGTTTTAACTGCGTTGTCGCCTTCTAGCCATGCTGCTTCTGTTACATAGATATCTACGTGTCCAGATACCGTAGTACCAGGATAGCTATCAGTTGATGATACGCGACCATAAGCGTTTTGTATAATAAAACCATCTCTAGTTTTAACGTCTGTTTGAAATTGTAATGCCATAATAATTGTTTTTTGTTTTTGTATTAAGTTTATATATTTATGTAATAACTAATGCTCCTGCATCAGATACTGTTAATTTGTATTCTGTTCCGTTTGGTGATACCATTGTGATACCTCCACCTGCTAGTTTAGTTTCTAGTTCGTTAACAGCTACTGTTGCTGCTTTAGCTGCTACAACATCTCTACCGATAGCTACTGCTTTGTCTGCGGTTGCAGATGTATCTCTACCAATTACAATACCATCAGCGGCTGTAACATTAGCTTGAGTACCTATTGTAATACTATCTGCAGAACCAGCAATTGTTATAGCGTTACCTATTGCGATAGCTCTATCAGAAGTTGCAATATCTACATTGTCTCCCATTGCAATACCTTCCGATGCAATCGTACAACCATTAACTCCAATTACAATTCCTCTATTAGCAGAACAATCAGATGCATCACCGATAGCAATTTGGCCATCAGCTCCAGCATTATCTGCGGTTGATCCAGCACCTATTACTACGGTACCATTACCTCTAGCAGAAGCGCCATCTCCAATTGCCACTGCACTATTATTAGCTTCAGCATTTCTACCGATACAAATATTAGGATTGTTATTTAATCCTGTAGCTCCTTTACCAATAGCAATACCTGCAGCTCCTGGATATGTGTCATGTCCTATAGTAACTGAATCACCTCTAAAGGCAATACCAGTTCCACCGCCTGGTCTAACTAAGACAGAGTTAGTAACAAACGAACCCATATCGTTATTATCACCTATGTTAATAAGGTTATTACCATTAGTTTCTACAGCGTTACCTATTGAAATGTTGTTTGCTGTATTTGCAAAAGCTGCATTACCTATAGCAATTGCTCCAGCTCCTTGAGCTACTGCCGTTGCTGAAGTTACTGCTGGTCCTGATACAATAGAATCAGTACCAGTACCTGAAATCATTCCCGGTGCTGCAATTGCAGGTTGCGGTTCTTCTTCGTAGTATACTTTTCCGCCACCATCTAGTGTGTAAAAAGTTTGTGTAACAACATCTCCTGCAGCAAATGTTAATGCTGGTGGATTCTGTACTGAAGAAGGTAATGTAAGTGTAGATACTCCTGGATTAATCTCAAGTACTTCTAGTGAACTTCTACTACTAGTAAAGAATTTTGTACCTCCTGTTTTATATGCTACACCTCTAATTGCAATTGCTCCTGTGTCAATTGTTATATTATTGTAACTAGCAGTACTTAAATCCCATGCAGTTGAAAGATTATATTCAAATAAACTTTTACTAGTTTCACCTGCATAATAAAACTTAGTACCATCTTCACTAAATGCTAAACCTTCTGGATTAGTATCTTGTGCTTGTACACTAAAGTCTACATTATCATAACTAGCTGTACTAAGATCAAATGCAGTACTCATACTATAAGAATATACTTTATCAGTATTTCCTATAACAAAGAATTTAAGACCATCTGGTTTAAACCAAACACCTCTAGGTAATGTTTCTTGAGCAGCTATACTAAATGATGAACCACTATAAGTTGCAGTTGATAGATCATTTGCAGTACTCATATTATATTGGAATACACTATCATTCTGTGCACCTACAATCCAGAAAGATAAACCGTCTTGTTTGAAGTACATTTGAGGACCTACTTGATTATCTTGACCTTCTAAGTTAAATGAAATATTAGAGTATGTTGCTGTAGTAATATCCCATGCAGTTGAAAGATTCCACTGTTTTAAAGCATCTCCTGATGAATCACCTCTTCCAATCCACATTTTAGTACCATCATAACTGAAACCAGATAATGTATTACCCTGACCACCTGATAGAGATACTGTGTTACCGCTAAGTGCAGAACCTTCTAATGAAAAGGGTGCAGTTGCAACAGTATAACTATATGAGAAAAGTTTCTCTGTAGGTACATTGCTAAATGCTAATGTAGTATTTCCTGAAAGTTGACCACCATCACCGAAGTTATATTGACTTAAATCAAGTGTTTGTGCTGTTCCTGTTAATGATACTGGAGAGAATGGACCGGCTGCTACTGGTAAACCTGTTACGGTACTACCTGTAAAATCTACGGTACCTGATGGAAACTTGATTGCTCCTGTACCTATTTCCATATTAATTGCGTTACCATCACCGTCTGATAATGGTTTAGCTACAGCACCAATCGCAGCGCTGTCATTCGTTTTAATTAGACCGAGATAACTTAAATCAATCTGTTGTCCTGTTAATGTTGCCATATTTTAATTTTTGTTTGTATTTGTGTTTATGTTTATGTTAGTGACCATGTTCTAGGTTCTGCATTATACAGACGTGTATTTAAATTCCATACGAATGTAGGTGCAACTGGTACTCCATTACAAGCTTCGTCAGCAATTGCATACCACCAAGAACCATTCTTAGGTTCTGTAATACTCATGTTATTTGCAAGTGCAATAGTCCAACTACCGAATACTGGTGTAGTAATACCTAAATAATTACAGTATGCTACTAACCATGAACCGTTAACTGGTTCTGTTATGTTGTAATAAATGCATAGTGCAGCTATCCAACTACCACCGTTAGGTAATGTTACTCCATTGTTTGTAACACATGTTACATAATCTTTTATTACATTATTTATATCCATATTATTGTCTTAATTTTGCTATTGCATCAATGACACCCTGTGTGCCGATATACACCGCTGCTATTGTAACCCAATCAGAACTTGTTAAAGTCTGTGAGAAGAGCCCGAAACTAGCCACAACAAAGACCATAAGCTTCCTGCTTACGTATCTATTTAATATTTTGTCTAGTCTTGCTCTCATCGCTTAGATATACTTTTAATTTTTTAATATTAGTAGTTGTACTTTTAGTTGCAACTGCTACAGTCGGGGTCACAATCGAGCCCGCAGTCTGCGTAGATGTATAAATCATTTCTTAATAAAGGTATTTCGGTTTGTAATCCACTAAAATAAGGTGTGTCTTTGTTAGGTAACATACCATCAGTTCCTGGGTTATTGTATGTTGTAAACATTCCAGGATTATCTTGTAAGTACTCTAACATTCTTTGGTTGTAAAACTGAGCAGTGTCCATTGCACTTTCTCTTAAATACTTCATTTCATCTAACGTAGTAGACTGAGTCTCTTCAGATGTTCCGTTAACTATACCAGCTTCTACCATCTTATACTTTAGATTAGGCAGTAGTAAGTATAATGCATATTGAATTAAACAAGGACCAACATAATCTTTTAAGAATGTTGATTCGTTTGTAGTTAAGTCACTTGCTATTACTCCTGCTTTAAGTCTATTGTAAAAAAGAGTTCCTAGTGTATCTTGTATGTATATGTCCTGAGCTTGAATAATAGACGGCGTTAAGACATCAATACGAATATTGTTATCTAACGAAGTCCATTGCTTCATTCTTTGCTCAGAAACTAAAAGTACGTTTTCCATATTATAGAGATTCTATGTTTGTTTGTGGTGCCGTATCTGCAATCTGTGCTTCAGGTACCAATGTGTTAGGTGCAACTTTAAGTGCAATATTGTAACCTGCTAATCTTAGCATATAACCAAATCCACTTAATATCTTCTTTCTCTTTGGCGTAATTACAGTTCCTTCAAAGTGAGCATAAGCTACTTTAATTTCATCTGAGTTACTTGAGAATCCACCGCTAGAACTATCATGTAGTCCTAATAGTAATGGACTTGTTATTCTATGTGCTGTTAAGATTCTACTAGAGATTCTAGTTTCTAAAGTTAAATAGTAATCATCGTTTGCACTATCAATAGGAGTTACATCCATTTCCTTTCCAGGTTCTGAGAAAGATAAAAAGAATCTACCTGCATTTTCTGTACCTGTAAATGTCTTTTCTATTTCTTTATAGACATCTCTTCTTTCTTCTGGCGTAGGTACTCCATTTCTAAATTTAATAAACATAGAAGGAGCTAGACCATTCGATATATTGTTACTGTGGAATCTACTAACTTGTGCATCTAATGAAATATCATTCATAGCTGCAACGTAAGGTGGCAGAGGGTATACCTCGTTACCTGGTGTATATCCATAGCAATAATAAACTTGTGAAGCGTTATCACCTTTATTATCTGTAGCATCAAATGCTCTATAAGTATCGTAAGGATATTTTCTTAGATTAGACCAATCAGTTGAGAACATATATTCTGTGACTTGATCGTCTTCGTCTGGTTTACCTGATCTTACATTAGCAAATGGTAAATGGTACATCTCTGCTATTTTGGTCCTTTCTTTATTCCAAATAACATTGATAGCAAATCCATTATATAGCGTGTAATCAAGCGCAACCTTTTCAAATATTTCATCAATCGTTTCTCCATGTGGGTTAACATACTCTTGTCCGATGATTTCAATACCGTCGCCAATGATACCAGCTGTGATACTATCAACACAAGTATGATGCATTGCGCTAGTGTCATATAATTCAATTAATCTTTGTGGGAATAAGTTTTTACCGCCATAATACATGTATTCCTTACCACGTACTTCAGCAATCGTCGGTGTTTCTATTGCATTAAACTCTGAAGAGTTAACTGCGTAAATTCCTTCTGGTGTATTTCTCATATTGTCTTTAATAATTTGGTCTAAAGTATACATCTGATACTCTTTGTTCTGTGTCAGGTGTACTAATAAACTCTTTAATACCTAAGTTACCGCCTGGTTCGCAGACTATTTTAACTAGGCCTGCTTCTAATGTGACGGAGTTTTGTACTAACCTCCAATTATATATCCCATTTTTGTGAGAGTCACCAAACCCTGTAGGGAATGTAACTTCTAGCGTAGTATATCTTGCATTAGACTTAATAATTTTGTTTACATCTAACGTAAGAGGTTGATGTGAATACTGTGAAGTCAGTATAAACTTAGTAGTCGATGGTGATACACCTGACATACTAGCTATGTTTACTGTAAATTCTTGTGTTAATGCTGTTTCTGGTACTAATATCGTCATAAATGATGTTATATTTAGCTTTATATATATAAATATAAAAACATCGAAGATTGACATGGAAACTAAAAAGATAAAATTTGGCAATTATACTAACGATAAGTGGCATACTCTAAATGGATTAGGGTCTGTAGAATCCCTAATAGAGATAATTAAAGAACTAAACTGGGATGGTTTTAGTTTATACGCAGTAGGTAGTATTCTAAGCGATGTAGATACTCATGATCTAGATCTTATTATTACAGGTCCTATTATACCTGCTAAGGTTAATTACTTATTAGAAGAGATAGTAGAAATTGGATTTGATTGTCAAATATATTGTGATGTGAAATTTAGTGTCTCAGGCGATCTATTTAATCCAGAAGTAGATACTATCAAAACAATTAGATATGCTAACTACAAGCCTCTAATGATCATTGACGGCCATCCCTACCACTTTGCTAAGCCTGCACATGGCTTATACTTATCAGATCGTAATTATCCTATGGCTAAAACGCTTAATGCAATGGAAGAAGGTAGAGTCTATAAGGCACCACACCAGCTTATATAAAAAAAGGACCACATCTCTGTAGTCCTCTTTCATTTTATTTATATTTAAATTACGCTTCTACTATAGAACCTGTAACTGTAAATATTGGTGATGCTTCTAATCCACCGATTACGATTTCGTATCCGTTACGATCTCCGTATGCAGTTCCACTTGTAGCGGTAGCTGATACTAAAAACGCACCTTTTTCAATTCCAATTGACCAGTAATTTCCATTACCGTCTTTTGCAACTACAACCATTGTAGTAGCTTGAGCTAGTAATAATAATTGATCTCTTTTTGCTGCGTCCATCTTATTGAAGACTGCAGTCAATTGTTGATCGAAGAATAAGGTTCCATTCTCTTGACTTACAGTTGTAGTCTCAGTAATAGAACTTACTTGTCTTGGAGTTTCGAATACAAAAAAATCAGATGGTGTCATAGCTCCACCAGCCAAAGTAATCGCGGTAATGTTACCTGCTGATTCTGTGATTGATTGAACCGGTCCATTTCCTATAAATATCTTTTCAATTCCACCTGTGGAATCGTTACATAAATCTAGAAAGCCGGCTGTGATTGCTGAACAACTCATATTATATTGATTTTTTTAATTAGTTAAATAAGAGGGAACCTATATGATTCCCTCATTAATTTTGATTAGCTTACGCCATATCGTTTGTACCGAAAAGATTTACCTCTCCAACACCAACTCCAAGTCTCCAAGCAGCTCTAAACTTCATTACATCAGCAGCTTCATCATAGAAGAATCTGAATGAATCTAATTCGTCAGTTAAACCAGTTGCAGCAAGGATCATTTTCCCTGGTCCTGCAAACTTGTTATCAGATCCAACTAATCCTGAAGACTTAATAACTGTTACGTTAGTACCAGGTAAGATCAAGATATCGTTAGATTCTACTGAGTTAAAGTGAAATAAGTTCTGTGCTACTAAAGCTCTTACTAAAGCTCTATAAGCATCAGGAGATACTACCATGATTAAATCGTCTCTGTCTTTTACAGACTCAGCGATTGCATCATATAAATCTAATGCTTGTTCGAATGCGTTAGCAGCAGTCCATGCAGCTGGTACACCAGCTTGTAGAGTTGCTCCATTAGCAGAAGTAATCTGTGCTTTAAGACCTGTACCTGCACCTGCAGCTCCAGCTCCGTTGATTAAGTAACCTTCGTTATACTTTCTCAATTTGTCAGA